CCACTTCCCGAAGTTCCCGAAGTTCCTCTTTGAGATATTTGAAATTTACCATTAATAAATCTACTTTTAAATCCAAATGTGTTTACTGAATTAAATGAACCTGTAATAGATTCATTTCCCCCAACATTTAACGTTCCTGTTGTAGGGGTTAGCGTATCAGTTACTGCATTTTCATTAATAGCCATGTTATACGTCCGTTGCGCCTTGGTATTGGCTCATTGTTTTTAACACTTCATAGATTGCAGGGAGCAAATCACCCTTTCCTGCTATTTCTGAAATTGATATATTATGACAATTTTCTGCCAAAACTTGCATATTTGATTCTCTAGCCAATTGGTTATAGTAAATTTGTACTCTAACCTCCAAATTATCTTTATTACCATAATAATTTGTAATATGAGCATAGGATTGTGGAGCTGATATTCCAAATTGTGTATTTGCAAGATTAAGTTGTAATGCCATTTTAATAACCCAATTCGTTTGTTTGTATTGTTGCAGACCAATTTATTGTTGTACTAGCAACTCCTGTAACCTTAACTTGTAAAGCCCCATTAGTTGTGTCAGCAACTACTGTTACAGCACCAACTATACCCCATCCTGCTGATATAGCTCCAGATGTTGCTCCTAATAAAGTTACAGTTGGCGTTCCAACCAAAGCAGTTGTTGAAGCAGAAGAACCCCTAGAAATAACTCCTAATATTTGCCAACCAGCTGAGTCTGTTGTTCCTGTGTTATGAGCAGATATTAAAATTCTATATGTATAAACAGCAACTGTACTAGATTGACCATTTGGCAATACAAGTTGGTTTGTGGCACTGGCAACGGAAGTATTGCTTGTTAATGGCGTAGCAGTTGCATTAGTCGTTTGGGTTGCAACTACTAATATAGATGATTGGGTTGAACCAGCTGTTGTTACGTTTAATGGCTGATTTGATGCTGGTATGGAAACTAATCCAATAACTCCTCTAGTTGTTCCATAAGAACCCCCCACAGCAGTTGAATAATTGGCATTTACTAAATTTGTATACCCACCCAAAGCAGAAGATGCAGTACCACTTGCAGTATTATTCTGTCCACCAGCAATTATTGATTGAGCAGATGCAACCATTGTCGCAGCACTTCTACTTGTCTGCCAATCCACCGCATTAGCACCTCTAGCATTTCCTCCTGTAGCAGTAGATGTAGTCTGTTGGGCTTGTAGTGCTCCTGTTCCTGCGGGTTGTACAAACAAAGAACCATCGTTTTGTAAACCAATAGATGCGCCAGTAGCAGAAAAGTTTAATGTTGGAGTTCCATAAATTGCAGTTGATGTGGTTGGAACATAAGTGTTAGCTACAGAACCTAATTCTAGTTGTGCGCCATAAATATTTGTATTTACAAATCCAGAAGCATTGTCGTCTTCTAAAACTGCAATACCTAATCCCGATTGAGCAGAACTTGGTGTAAATGTAAGACTATATCTTGTCCATGTTGTAGTAGCAACAATAGTTCCAAAGCTAGATGCGTCTTTAAGTGATCTAACGTAAAATGTTCTTGTGCCACTAGCAACTTGAACCCAAATACTTAATGTATATGTAATTCCTGCAACTATGTTATAAGCAGTTGCTTGTAAAGATTGATATTGTGATGCAAATTGTAATTGAGTTGCATTTGTACCGCCAAAAGGGTCAGTAATTCCAGTTACTCTTGTAATTGTGCTTGACCAACCAGTGCTACTAAAAGAATTTGAGTTAATTAAAAAATTCTCGCCAGTACCTTTTAAATTAGCAGTCTGTCCTGTAATAGTAGTAAACGTACCTGTAGATGGTGTAGTACCACCTATTACTGTTCCGTCTATTGTTCCACCAGTTGTAACAAGTGCTTTTGTGGTTAAAGTACCTGAATTTGGGTTATATTGAAACTCAGTAGAAGAAGTATAAGCAGTTGATAAAGTGCCAGATGTAACAGAAGAAAATAAAGGATACCTTGTAGCATTTGTTGTGGTGTCATCTGTTATTGTTGTCCCACTTGGTGTGGATACCCAAGTTGGAGCAGAACCTGAACCATTTGATTGCAATAAATACCCAGATGTTCCATAAGATCCATTAAAAGCTACTGCATTGCTTGTATTTATAGTTATTGCATCTGTTGCACTACTGTTTGTAACAAAATGAATAGAGTTAGAACCATAAGTTCCAATAGCTAAATCTGTTGATGCAGATGCTAAATAAACATATCCTGCAGTGCTAAATGCTCCTGTTCCTGTAAAACCAGATGAGTTAATACCAAACTCACCAAAATTTGTGGTAGCTGTGGCATTATTGTTGGATACATTAAAGTTTGTAGATGCTGTAGCTCCAGAGCTAGTGTTTTGTAGCACCATCTGGTTATAGGCATTAACACTAGATTGAAATGATGCCAAAATATTGGTATCAGAATATCCAAGGGTTCCATAACTAAAAGCACCAGTATTAGCAGATCCAGTTGTGGAGCCTGTAGCTACATGGTTTCCTGCATTTAATACAGTAGCTGTGAATGTTCCTGTACTTGGCACATATTGTAGTTTTGTAGAACTTGTGTCAATTGTTCCAGTTGTACCACTTGTAGCAGATAAAAATGCAGGGTAAAAAGTGCTAGAACTGACTGTTTGATCTGAAATAGTAACTGAAGCACTTGGAGTAGACCAAGTAGGTGCTCCAGTTCCATTAGATGTTAAATACTGTCCTGTTGTCCCTGCTATGCTAATTGCCAAAGCAGATGCACCAGAATACACAATTCCACCAGCATTGGCAGTTAAATTAGCATTTGTTCCACCATAAGCCAAACCAATCAATGAGGCATTCCATGTGCCTGTTGTGACTGTGCCTAAAGTTGTAAGGCTAGTAGATCCTATTAATGGTGATGCACCAATTGAGTTATATGAAACTGTTGTAGCAGAAGAACCATTGTAAGTAGAGCCAGATACTACTCCAGAACCACTATTATTAAATGTTAAAGCATTAGCTACACTTGTTGCTTGGCCTGTTGTGTTGCCTGTTCCACCATTTGTGATTGATAAGGTTCCTGATAATGTGACTGCTCCAGTAGTTGCAGTTGAGGGAGTAAATCCTGTAGTCCCTGCACTAAAAGAAGATACATTTGATGGCAAAGCAGTCCAAGATGGCAATCCACTTGATAGTGTTAAATAATAACCATTTGTGCTTGGACTTAAAAATGTTGTTGTGTTTGCAGATGTTTGATAGGGCAAGTACCCAGCCAATCCACCACCCAAATTTGTTGCAGTAGTGGCAGTAGTGGCAGTAGTGGCTGTTGTAGCTGTTGTAGCTGTTGAGGCATTACCACCAATATTAAGACTTGTTGCAGTACCAGTTAACCCAGTGCCAGGGCCACTAAACTGTGTGGATGCTGTAATTGTTGTTCCACCTACAGTAGATCCACTAATTGGTGTCCCAGTAATACTTCCCCCAGTTATTGCCACATTATTGGCATTTTGGGTAGACATTGTTCCCAAGCCTGAAACTTGAGTATTAGATATTGCAATTGATGTATTTGTTACAGATGTGACTTGACCAGATGCATTAGTCACAAATACAGGAACACTTGATGCACTTCCATAAGTACCAGAAGTCCCAACTGGTGTAATGCTAAATTGATAGCTTGAAAGTGTTAATCCAGTTCCAGCAGTATAGGTAGCTGAATTACTAAACTGGCTAAAAGTAATTGGTGTAATTCCAAGTGTTCCAGATTGTGGAATAGTACAAACCCAAGCAGATCCAGATTGAGCAGATCCATTTTCAATGAACAAAAAAGCAGAAACCAGTTCCGCATAGGTGTTGGCATCGCTAGATCTTGCCCATGTTCCTGTACTAGCGATATAAATACCGTTGTTGGCTTGAGTTGTTTGGTTTTTGACTAAAACCCTGTCCCCTGCAAGCGTTGTGTACCCATCAATTGTCTGTAATCCAGATAATGTAATGTTTGCGGTTGTAGCTACTTGAGCTGGGGCTTTGAATGACAATCCCTGTGCAATTGCATCAACATAGGATTTATTGACAATATCTGTTGGATTTACCGCAGTTGTACTAATAGATCCAGTTGTTGTCTGAATATTAGTAAAAATGCCAGTAGATGGGGTAACCAACCCAATAGTTGTGCTATTTATTGTGCTATTTGTAATATTTAAGCCTGATTGGCTTGGATTTACAATAGCATAAAAAGGTTGCCCCTGACCTATAAAAGTCTGAAAATTGCCATAGACGTCAAAATAAGCCTGAACAGGCAGTAGGTTTTGATCAGATGTTAGGTTCGGGGCACTCATTAGAATGATTGAGCAGTAAAGATTAAAGTATCACCAGGAGACATATTTGCTAAAGCACCAGTTGTGATGCTATAACTGTTCATTGTTGCTGTCGTAGTTGTGTAAGCTACTTGTTGCAAAAACAATGTTGTTCCATTGGTAATATCATAACCTTGAACTAACCACCCAGTTGGGGCAGCAAACGGGAACGTAAAAGTTCCAGTATTTCCTGCTGTACTACCAAAAATTACTCTGAAAATGCCGATTTGGTTGCCCAAAACTTGAGCAGTTGAACCGCCAAATCCAGAAGAAACAGTTGGTAAAGTATCGTAAGTCAATACCGCTACAGTATTGATTGTTTGTGTAGATGCTACTTGATTGGTCATGATTGATCCGCTACAGGCATTACATACAGAGTTGTCGCTGCACCAACTGCGCTCAAGTTAAATCCACCAGCAGGCACGGCAATAACGGTTGGCTGAGACATAGAAATGCCCAAGACAAACGATGTTGATGTGTTTCCTGCGGTTGGCAAAACCGCTGCGGGAGCAGTAATGCTTGTAGGATTAAGTGGCGCAATTGAAATAGCAACAGGCGTAGATGCGGTATTCAAAAACGCACAATAGTTGATTTGGTCATTACCCGTTGGGATAACGCTCAAAGAGCTACTGGCAGTTGTTGTAACCGCTACTGCGTAGGTTGGGCCTACGGGACGATAGACGCTTGTATTAGCCATGATTAAGCAGCGTTAACAGCGATTGGCAAGCCTTCAATGCGGTGTACTTTGAAGTCATATACACCAGCAGCAGGGGTGATCGCAGTCGCAGCGCCAGATGTGTTCTGGAATTGGATTGTCAATACGCCTGCGGTTGCTACATCACAATTTGCAATCATGATGTTTGAGGTTTGGTTACCTTGATATTGCAAAAAAGTCACAATATCAGATGGTTGCAGACCCGCAATGTTGAAAGTTTGCAAAGATTGTGTGGAAGATGTGGTTAGCGCAGATGGGGTAATGGATGGAGCAATAATGAACTGCTCTAATATGTTACCCCTGGCAATGGTGGTGCTTGACATGATTTTTCCTTTGGGAAATTAGGTTAATTGTAACTTTAAAAAGAGAAAAAGCCACCCCTTTTGAGGGTGACTTTCCTCAATTTCAGGCTGGATTAGCTGAAATCGTAGCCATACACGTATACGTCTCCAGTCGCTGCTGTTCCAGCTGCGGTGGTTACGTTCACATATAAAGTTTGATTAGCAATAGCAGTCTGGATGGCAGCAGAAGCAGCATCAACATATGATGTACCGAGAACGGTAGTCAATTGTGATGGAGCAATCGCACCAAAAAGGCTAGTTGCTGATGTGGACGCTGTGCTAACAATACCCAACGCTGTCGATGTGGAGATCGAAGCTGCTGCGCCTGCGTTATTGACGTTTGTAACGATCAATTCTTTAGGCATATACGCTGTAGAGTTAACTACAGGAATAGGGGTTAGTGCTGTTGCGTTAAGGTTTACACCCTTGGCTACACCGATAACACGCAACGCTTGATTCGTTGCGATATTACTTGGGTGAGCCGATACTGTGGTTGCTGGTCCTGGATTCACCATTTTATATTTCCTTTAAAAAATTAATTAGGCTGCGATACGGCAAGCAAGTTCTTGGTACAAAGGTGCCCATCCGTATAACACATCCAAACGAGTCGGTATTGAATCGTTGTTAATGGTGTACTGACGAACAACACGGATTGACAAGCCAACTTCTTTATCTGATGCACGACCAGCAAAGTGTACGCCCTCAGGTAGCTCAAGATCGGCTACTGCGAGTGTGAACGCATTGCGGTGGAACAGAATGTTCTGTGGTGACAATGTGCCAGAGTTGTTGAATGGTGTAACTGCTGCAGTTGTAGAAGTTGTACCAACAACGATGGAGTTTTGGAACTGACCACCAATGATAATAGCTGGAGCAACTTGTATGCTTGTAGCTGTACCGTTAGCGATAGTTGTTGTAGATTGAACAACAAAGTTACGCAGTTTGCCAGAACCATATGCTTGACGGTTTTGTGGGTTAGTTGCATAAATGTTAGCAATCTGGATTACGTCACCAGCGTTAAGTGTTGCAGCTCCAGTAGAACCCTTCAATTGAATTGTAGAGTATTGTGCCCAACCGCTTGTCAAATAACCAACTTGGCCTGTAGAAGCTGTGTTGTCAGTTGTCAATGCTGTTGAGTAAGAACCAAATGTTTGGCTCACAACGTTTTGGTCAAGTTTCCAGTTTGTACCAGCAGAATCACGACCCATTAGACCTTTGCGATATTGCTCCGCAATGGCTTCTTGAGGCATGAACAAACCTTTTAAGCTGTCAACGATTGTTGCAGATGTGAAAGGCTCAACGATACAAGCTCTACGTCCGTCTCTTGGTGCGCCTTCAGCATCAAGATAAGCACCAGCTGTCAAGTAGGTGATCAATCCTGTGGGAGGTGTACCAGCAGTACCAACGATGTTAGCAGTCTGGAGTGCAGCCATTTGCAAGCCGTCACGGTCAATCTTGTTAGCGATTGTTGCAACAGCAGGCTTTAGAACACGGTCAGAGAACATGTCAAGGCTCAATGCCAAGTCTTGAGTTGTGAACTGAGTCGCAACTTGGAACTGTGTTGACAATGTTACTGGTGTTGAAGTCTCGTTAAAGTCTTCTACGGAAAGTGCCGGACCAACCGCGCCTACGAAGCGTCCTGGTCTGCGTACATTCACGGTATTACCGATCTTGCCACCAACTACAGCGAACTGGTCGTCATAGTTACGGTCTACTTCTGAAGAAAATGTTAACTCGTTTTCGAGTACCATTAAAGCTTCATTAGTAATTTTTGATATAGTCAAAAGATTATTAGACACTTTAGTATTACCTTTTTAATGTGGATTAAATTGTTACCTAATCTTTCCAGATTTGCGTAGTGCCTTCCATTCATGTATGGACCCAGTAAACTCACCGTTTTCTGTGATCGGTACATCAACGTTAGTACCACCTCGAATCGGATTGATAGGCGCTGGTGCGTTACTCTTTTTCACAGTAGTCTTAGGCGCTTCTGCGGTTTTTTCAAACCTAGCCTCTAACTTACCAATCTCTCTTAAAGCACTTGAGGGGGATAGACTATTTAACCTTTGTGCAACTTCGGGATTCTCAGCCAGATGGTAAAGAATCTTTGGCCCTACATCGCTCTCTAGTATCGAATCTCTTACTTGGTCGGAAACTGTTATATCCCCAGCACTAGCAATCATCTCGTCATAGTCAGGTAGTTCAGCTTTGGCTTGGTCTAACTTGGTCTGCCATGAAGTCATAACCTTCTGGCGTTCTTCGTTTACCTTGCGCTCGGCCTCTACCCTATCTCTCTCTCTTAACGCTTTAGCAGTCGAATATTCTGCCAATGCTTTTGCATACTCAAACGCATCGGTAAAATCACTCGGCCTCGGCTCTTGATCAGTCTGCTCTACCTTTTCAGGCTCGGCTTTCTTCTCTAATGCCTGTAAACGTGCCTCTAAATCACTAGCTCTTTGACGCTCTCGTTCAGCTTCCTGACGAGCCAATTCACGTTGCTTAGTTAACTCAGAAAACCGTTTTTCAAGTTTTGGATTAGGCTTTTTCTCGCCTTCCTCTACTGGTTTGGTTTGTTCTTCTGCAACTGGTTCACTCTGCGGTTCTTCTGCAACTGGCTCGGGAGTGTTCTCAACCGCCTCAGTTACCGTCTCCGTAGCTAAACCCAATTTGTTAGCATAAAACTCGCCTGAATTTTCGCTCGTCAAAATAGACGATGCTTCTTTCTCACTAGACATAGGATTTCCCTAAGAATATGCCCCATGTACCTCATGGGTAAGGTTTAGTCAATATAACTGAAAGTAATTATACTGTCAATTATTGCGACTGATTCGGCATAATGGAACGATCTGCAGCTTCAATCGCTCTGTACTGCTCACGGTTTCTCATCGCAATTTCTTTTTCAAGTCTTGCGGTATCCATGTGATGCAATAATAGATCAGAGATAGCTTCAATCTCGCTCTTATTCTGTGATGTGATCGCCTTGGTATTTATATCGTGTACCCTAGCTTCAGCCATCAATTCGGTATTGTGAGCTTTAGCAGTTTGGCGCATTAATTCACGTTGTGTTTCGGCCTGTTGTTTAACTTGCTCAATATCTTGGCGTTGCTTCATAGCCAGTTGCATAGCTTGCATCTGCTGTTGAGCTTGTTGCGCCTGACCTTGCGCTGCCTTGATCATAATCTGAGCTTCTGGCGGTATGTCAGAGTGCTTGTCAATCTGCGCCATTGGGTTAAGAGCAGCCAAACGGTCGGCAATAACCTCAGCGCCAGGGAAGTCCATGTTACGGAACACCAAGTCGGCAGCAGCGTTAAACAGTTGCTCGTTACCTTGCAAGAGTGGCATCATCGCCTCAACCGCTTCCTGACGTTTAGAGTTGTAGCCTGGGCCTGTTTCCATCACCACGTCATATCTGCCAACAGTAACGTCATTCTTAACCCGACCGACTGCGGTGCGCTCGTTAATTGTGAGTAATTCAGGCTTGCCATCATCCCCAATAATACGCATCATGCGCTCAGTATCGTAAATCTTAGGAATTAGGTCTAATATTACCTTGCCGACATAAGCAATTGACTTGGTTAAGTTGTCGTACAAGTCAAAGTTGGTCAGGTCAACCTGCATTTGCTGACCGTTTAACGCCTTGCCAGACATATTGCCTGGGAGTTGTTGGCTAGGATCATATATCCCGATGATCGTTGCCATGTCGTTATTGATCTCTTGCGCTGCAGCCATCACCCCAGCTGGAGGAGGTTCTGGTTGTAGTCTTTGCGGAGGTGGCGCAGGATTTCCATCAATATCGGTCTGCTTATAGCGCAAAGTTGCCATCGATTTAATGTTTGCAGCAGCCCAGTCCAACTCGTGACCTTCGTCCTGACCCTCTGCCATGATCCATTTAGCCTTGGGAGCAAGCGCAACAGACTCAGTCAGCGAGGTGACCCAGAAGTTATACATTCTTTGGGCATCTTTGGCGTGACGAACCATACCAAATTTCTTACGCTTGTCGCCAATAACAACGTGACGACCGTAAACAGGAATGATCGGGATGTAATATCCAGGCCAATCACGCTCCTCAAGCACCTCTATTGCTGTTAATTTCTTCCATTTAATCGTCTTTTTAACGGATTTACGCTCGTTGACGACAAATAGACCCGCCATCTCCATGCGCTCAAAGAAGTCCTTACCTTCGGCAAACCGTGTAGAACCATCGGAGAGCTGATATAGCGTTGCGGGTTCTCTTACTGTGTACCAATACTCGGCTACTCTTATGTCTTCTCTTGTAATCCATTCGCTTTGCGTGTCTCCTGTGCCTCTTGGCGTGAACGAAGTTTCATCCGCATCGGGATATAACTCCTTAAATATCTTCTTGGGCATCATCGTTGTAATCAAACAACGTTCCTGATCCGACCCATCTACTGCGATGGAATTTGGATCCATGTAAACAGTAAAAGGATTGTCAATGGGATCAATAAAAATCTCTTGGTCGAAAGAATCTTCTCTTATATATCTGTGATCGACTCGCAAATATCCCCAACCCATGCGTACAGCGTAGTTATAAGCGTTATCGTAAGCATTGTCAGCATTGGAATTGACCTCGATGTGCCTGATTAAACCTTGAATAACCTCTGCTTCGGCAGCATCTTCAGATGTATTGGTCGCATGAACTTTAATTCTAGGGCGTTGCTGACGTTGTTGGTTAGTAACTTGACGGCAATACCCATCCAGCTTATTAATTGTCAGAACTGGACGGGATTCTAGGTTACGGGAGTTTTGTAGATCAACTGGCCATTGATCCCCACCAGATGCAAACTTTAGGTCTTCTAAAGCCTCTTGGCGGTTCATGGTGTCTGCATCATTGGCAAACTTTAAGAATTGTTTGGCCTCATCGATGATCGGGTCGTAATCGGTTTCTTGTGGATTTAATGCCATTTATGCCATCCATGATTGTGGTGGAGCATAGTTTACCCTCTTTGGTTGTTTTGGTCTAGTTTCCTGTACGCCCAAAGCTATATACCTAAAAGCATCAGCTCCGTGGGAATATTGGTCGTGTAACGGGTTTTTACTGAACTGTTTGGTGTCTGGATCGACCTCATACCGATAATGTCTCAGGCATTGGAGTCCATCATAGCAATTATCTCGGTCAAAGTAGCAGTTTTGGAATATAGTTCTCGCTGCATTAATAGAGTCTGCGATAGAAGTTCGAGGGATGATTTTGGTCTTAAATCCTGATGATCTGACGATTTCTTCAATAGATCGTCCGTTTGATCCGATGGTTTTGTTTTGTGCATCATGTGGCAACCATAAAGTGTCGTAAACATAGCCAAAAGTCTGCATCAGCGCAAGGTAATGCGACATTGTCTGCTGACTGTCCTCAACATAACGGATTAACCTGATTTCTTGTGCAATAAACTGGACAAACCAAATAGATGTTGAATCTGCCCAGCCAAGGTCAAACACAGCAACAACTGGCTTGGTCGGATCGTACCTGACTTTAGTAATGCGATCTTCTAGTTCTGCGCTCTGAACTTCTCGGGCAAACACCGCACCGTCAACAGTAACCCTACACAATCCTTCCCAGACATTGTTATAGGCCTCTATGTCTCTAGCCTGTAAAGTTCTGCGCTCAATGTCCAAAACTTCAGGGAAAAATGGGTTGTCGTTCCAATTCATGCGTTGGACAACGGCATTTTCTGGTGGACTTAATACGTATCTTTCGTATACCGCATCAGACTGTAATTCTGGATTTAGGGTAAACCAGATTTCTGAATTAGGTTTACGTACAGTCGGGATGAGAATATCTAGCGATCTATTTGACAGGCTTTGGCTTTCCTCGCACCAAACAATATCCACGCCTTCATAAGA